CACAAAATTGCTACTTGGGACAGGCCAAACTTGCATTTGAGGAAGTGGAATTGTGCGGTTAAACCAAAATTGAAACGGCTGGTTGGCTGTAAATTGTTTGTTTGGCAGATTGGTGTAGTCGTCGCGGTTAAGGCGAGACATTTGAATTTCACGGCTGTCTGTACCAAAATAAAGCTCTCGCAGAGCCAAGATGGTAGTGCTAGTGGCACGCATGCGGTAGTACCCGACATAGGCACCGGGGTCGATGTCCTGCCATATCCACTGCTTATCAGTCACCAAAACCGAGGTTCCCGTGTACAGCGTCGTCCACGTTATCCCGTCCAATGAGCTTTCAAAAACGTAATTCCACGTTTGTGTGCCCCCGCCCGCCACATATGGCATAAAACCAATTGAACCAATGTAATAGGGCAGAGTAACGCCATAATCAACGGCAATGTTGCCTGCGGCTGATGTTTGCAAGCAAAAAGTGTCTATGTCCCCGTCAAAGGCGTTTGCAACAGTACCGCCAGCGGAGGAGCTATATGAGCCAGTTGGTCTAGTCATAGTCCTATACAGCACGTTCAGGGCGTCAACAGCGCCAAGCGGCAGGCTGTAGATGTACTCGTTTGCCTTGAGTCCAATAACCACCTTGCTGATACACCAATACTGGATGCCTCGGTTTATCAAGTGGCTTAGGAAGAAATACAAGGATTCTCGGGCTGACAAAACTTGCTCTGAGGTTAATTCCTCAGCCAATTTGCCGCACCGACGCGCCCCATGGTCAATCAGGGTTTGTACATCAATTACAGTGGTTCCAACGGTTCCTGAGTAAGCCATGTCTTAAAACCGTGAATTAAAATTTTTCTTTGCAGTGTTTACTTTGCAACCAGCCAAATTAATTTTTCCACCTTTAGCTTTTTTGATTGGTCTTTTCATAGACTCAGGCATTGGATATGCGGCATCAAATTCTGCCGTAGAGTCCTTCATAACATCATCCATGATTTGACCTGTTTTGGTTTTTAATCTTTCAAACGATGCCTTATCTTGTATCTCACTACCATTGATAAAATACTTTGTCTTCCCGTCTTTGCCGACAGCTTCGGAAAATTTGTAATTTTTTACAAGTGGCTCATCCATGATTTTTCCTTTACCAACCGGGACAGTTCCACCGCTTTAGCGATGCCTTGGCGCGTGGTGCGTCCCCTTTTGAATGTTCCACAACACCACTCATACGTGCGCAAAAAGAATCTTTTCGAGCGCCGCCTTTGGGCTGTGGAGCCTTTAAATTGCTTCCAGTCTCACGATTGTATTTTGCTCGACCTTTGGCTGTTAATCCAGCGCCTTTTTCAACGGGCAACTTCTCGCCTCGACCAACTGCAAGATTAACTTCTTTTTTTTTCATTTCACTTTGGCTGTCTTAGCTGATTGCTTAAAGTCTTTAGCCGTTGGAGCGCCTTCGCTACCAACTCGACGCATTTTTTCGCCTGATCCTTCAGCGATTCTTTTACGTTTTGCATTGATATTTTCATACAAGCCGCCGCCTTTCATTGTTTTTTCTTTATCAGCTTTGACAAACTCTTTGCCAACTTTTGTGGAAATGCCAACTTTTTTGGCAAACGCAGGGTTGTGCGCAACCGCCGCCATCAATTTGTGTTGAGAAGGTGATTTGCTTGGCATGATTAGTTGTACCCTTTAATCATTTCCAAAATGCACCAGTAGGTGTCACCCGAAGAAGCGTCAGCAGTGCTAAACACAATGTCACCAGTAACTCCAGCACCACCGTTGTTGGTAATGCCGCCAAAATTACTCATGTCGAGCGTCTGAGTTGCACCTGACGATGAGAGAAAGAACGGCACATCAGTTGTGGCGTCAAAAAACATTCTGACTTCCATGCCGTGATTGGCAATAAAGATTTTGGTGACCGTCACTCTTGTGCAAGTTTTGCCAGCGTTGTTTGCTGTTAGCGCAGATACATCTACCTTTAAAACCGCAGACTCACCAGTGCCGTCACTGATGTTTGTAAATTTCATAATAGCCGTGCGTTCGTTATCAACGAGCGTTTGGCTTGTGACTGCATCAGCCATATTTATCTCCAATTAGAAGCAGGGGCCGAAGCCCCCACTTGTTTTCATCACTTGAGTTTTGGCGTCTTTTGGGGACTGTTCATGGTTTCAGGATACTTTAAATTAGTGTCAGCCTTGCTTGCTCTCATTGCTGGAGCATTTTGGGCGTCGTTAATTTTTACTAGGCTTTGATTTTCTACACCGCCGCCATTTTTGTAAGTACCGCTGTGGTTCTGTTGGCGCTTGGGTTCAGGAACAGATTTGTTTCCCTCTTGCATTGCGACAGGTTTGCCTGTGTTAACAGTTCCCCCCGTCGCGAAGGCTTTTTTTGAGGTTTTGCCCCCATGCTTGAAGCCACCAGCGTTAGAGTTGGAAACACCACCAGTAGCGTAGCCACCCATCATCATGGCTTTGCCACCACTTTTCATCTTGCCCTTGCCGTCGCCTACAAAAGCGGGTTTACCGTCTTTCATGGGCATACCGCCGTCTTTGTAACCACCAGCATTAGCCTTGGCAACACCACCAGTAGCGCAAGCTTTGCCGCCCATGTTCATGGCAGAGTCTTTCATCATTTTGCCGTCAGGCATCATGTGCATACCGCCACCGCCCATCATGCCGCCTTTTTTGTAGCCACCCGCGTTAGCCATAGCTACGCCGCCAGTTGCCATCTTGCCGCCCTTTTTAAGCTCCAGCTTGGTGCCTTTGCCGCCTTTGTGCTCTTGAGCGTCGTGCTGTTTAAAGGCTTTTTTGACCATGGCCTTGTCTTGAGACTTATCAGCTTTGCCGCCCTTTTTCATGGGTGGCATATCAGAAGGCATCATAGGGGGCATCATTGCCATGTCTTTTGACTTAGGCATAGGCATAGGCATAGAACGCTTTTTAGGCATTGCAGGCTTCTTTGCCGCCATAGCCTTACGGCGTGCGGACATGGAGGGCTTGCCGGGGCTCTTGACGGGCGCATTGACCGCAGGGCGACCAACAAACGCTGGAGTCATTCCCAACATTTCCATTGCGCCACCACCAGCCATCTTCTTGTGACCGCCTTTAGCCATGCCACCTTTTTTCATTTCAACGTGACCGCCTTTTTTGAGCTTTAACTCAACTGAAGGCTCAGTGGTCTCCATCTTGACCATTGGTTTAAATTGACCCATGACTGCTCTCCTTATGCTTGTGTGACGCCAAGAGCGCCAATACGAGTTGCATTTGGGCCTGCCGCAATTGCTGGCAGGGCTATTTCCATCACAAGACGCTTGACGCCATCTGCCGCTGAGGAGGGCAAATAAGTTCCACGAACATCACCCGTTGTGGTGGTTGCTGTAGCAGTAGCGGCAACCGTCATAGTGCCAGCATCTTCAGCCAAGGTGTTGTCCCAACCAGCGCGGCAAACGTAGCCTCTATCAGTGATGCGCAATGGCGCACCCAAGATGTCGGTTGTACCTACCGCAACGGTTACCACGCTTGCGCCCGAAGAGACGACGCTGGAAATTTGGAAAAAGGCTTTTTTACCATTGACGGTTGTTGATGCCACTGTCCCTGTTGCAATCACCTCGCTCATGGCTTGACCGTAGTAGTCAAAACCTGAAACAGTAATGTTGACAGAAGTTGGAGAACCAGCGCCTGTAGTTGTACAAACAGCACGAGGGCAGTCAAGTTGTAAAAGTGATGTACCGCTTGTGGTTGTAACGGCGGTAACACCAGCACCTGCGGCAAGCGTGAGCGTGGTAGCAGTTGTGATGACAGCGGCAACGATATTGGTTGTGAGCTTTGCTTGTGGTACAGCGTCCCAAATGTAGACACGCCCTAATGGGCCAACACCTACGCTCATCGGAGATGGGTTTTGCAACAAAGCATTACCCGAACCAATGATGGTGGCGCTTGCTACGGTTTGCGAGGCGCTTACGGTGTAAGTGCCTATGCCGCCAGTACCCGTACCGAAAGCGGTAATGTAAGTTCCATTGGTGAGTGACGTTGAACTGTCAATGAACATTCCAACAGTGATTGGGTCACCGCTGAGCATGGCGGTGACGGTCAACGTGGTTGTAGCGATTGAACCAGTAAAAACTGAAACAGCAGGATAGGCGTCCGCACCTTGAGTGGTAATAGCGGAACCTAGAAAAAGGTCGTCTGAAAATTGTGGCATTTTGTCTTCTCCTTGAAAAGCTTGACAAGATATTAAAAAAAAGGGAGGAGCTTTTGACCCCTCCCTGCTTGGCGTGTTTTAGT